GGAGTTATTCAAAATGAACTTCCAGTTTCAGGGAGTCAAGTTTTAGGAGCAGTTACAATTGGAGCAGGGGGAACAGCCGCTCCAGGAACAGGTCCTTCAGCACCAGGTAATGATGGTACTGATTCAAGTTTAGTAGTAGGTTCAACAACTTATACAGCAGTAGCTGGTGGTGGAGCTGGAGGCGGTGGCCCTCAACCCAATTGTGGTAGAGCAGGTGGTTCTGGTGGTGGAGCTAACGCTGGAGGTTCTGGTGGAGCAGGAACAGCATGTCAAGGTTTTGCTGGTGGTAATGCTGAGCCTAGTGCTGGAGGAGATTTAGGTGGCGGAGGTGGTGGCGCAAGTGCAGCAGGAGGAGCAGGAACTTGTGGAGCAAGTCCAACTTGTAGAACAGGTGGTGCAGGTGGTGCAGGTATTACAATTTCAACAGATTTTCCAGGTGCACCTGTAACAGCAGTAGGTGGAGGTGGTGGCGGAGGAGGTGGCGGTAATTCCTCTGGTAGTAACTCAGGTGGAGGTCAAGGAGGCGGAGGCGGAGGTGCTGCTATCGAGGTTATATCTTTTCCATCTGGAACTAATGTTCCAGTAACTATTGGAGCGGCTGGTAGCCCAGTAAATGGCACATCTACTGGTGGTACAGGAGGCACTTCATCTTTTGGAGCATATTGTTCAGCTACTGGTGGCACAGGTGGAGTGCATCCATTTAATGTGGGTTATGGGGCTGGTGGAGTAGGTTCAGGAGGAGCATTAAATATAGGTGGTGGTGACGGAGGAAATGCTAGTGCAGCAGCTTATAACTCTACCACTAGGCTCTATAACGGTGGATTAGGAGGTAATTCAATTTTTGGTGGTGGTGGTTTTGGAGCTAAATCACCTGCATATACAGCATCTCAACCAGGAAATTCTTATGGTGGAGGAGGCGGTGGGGGTCAATTCTCAAATAGTAATGTTACATCTACCTCAGGTGCAGGTGCTGCAGGCGTAGTAATTGTAGAATATTAAGGAATAACATATGGCAACTATAAAATTAAAAGGTGATACAAGTGGTGAAATATCATTAACCACACCTGCAACTTTAAGTAATGGCACATTGACTATTCCTGATACCACAGGAACTATTACTACTGAAAACGCTTCAGGTGATGTATCTGTTACTAACGATCTTACAGTAGGTGGTGATGTAGGTTCTGCTACAGTTACTGCTACTGGTGCAATATCTGGTGCAAGTGTTACTGCTACAGGCAATATCTCTACACCATCTGGTACTGTTACTGCATCATCATTCTCTGGTGACGGCTCATCTTTAACAGGCATAGCAGGCGGTTTCTCTAATATACAAGCCTTTACTTCTTCAGGAACGTGGACTAATCCAGGTAATGTAACTAAAGTAAAAGTCACAGTAACAGGCGGTGGAGGAAACGGCGCACCTTCTCCTGCAAATTCGAATACAGGTGGAGGTGCAGGAGCTGGTACTGCTATAGAAGTCATATCAATGCCATCAAGCACAAATGTTCCTGTAACAGTAGGTAATGCAGGTGGTACTTCATCATTTGGTGGGTACTGTTCTGCTACAGGAGGACAGCATGGAAGTGGTAATGTGATAGTAACTGGAGGTACTGGTTCAGGTGGTGATATAAATATTCAAGGAACACAACCAATGGCAGGTGGAGGTGGAGGTAGTATATGGGGTGGTATGGGAGGTCCTCAAGACTTTAATATTAATCCTGGATATCCTGGCACAGCTTATGGAACAGCAGGTGGTGGTGTAAGATATGGTGGTAGAACTGGTGGAGCAGGAGCATCAGGCATAGTAATAGTAGAATATTAATTTTTTAAACTTAGGAGTAACAAATGGCTAAAAAAGCATTAGTAAGCACCATCGAGCCTCGTGGCAAAGATGATGCAGGATATAGAGTATTAGAGGTAGTAGATGCTGCTAATACTTTTGAAACACATTCAAATTTACAATGGCATGACTGTGATGACACAATAGAAATGGATAAAAACTGGTTTGACCCAGCTACAAATACATTCAAAAAACTACCTGAAGCAGTAGATCAGTCTACAGCAGGTGAGTTGGCGATGGATGATACACAAGATCCACCAGTACCAACAGAAGAGTATGTATGGAATTGGGATTCAGAAACTTGGTCTAAACAAGCACTATAAAGGATAAAAAATGGCAGTTAATATTAATGGCGATACAGGTATTGATAAAGTCCAACCAGGTTCGGTTGACGGCGTTGATCTTACCGATGGATCAGTAACAGAAGGTAAAATAGGTACTGGTGCTGTAACAGCAGATAAAATTGGTTCTGGTGCAGTAACATCTGCAAAGCTAGAAAACAATATATCTGTGCCAGGAACAGTAACTGCTACATCCTTTGTTGGTAGCGGAGCTAGTCTTACTGGAATTGCAGGTGGTTTTAGTAACCTACAAGTATTCACTTCCCCTGGTACTTGGACAAACCCAGGTAACGTACAAAAAGTTAAAGTCACCGTAACAGGTGGTGGAGGTGGTGGTGGTTCAAGGGGTCGAGGACCAGGTGGAGGTGGTGGTACAGCTATAGAAGTAATATCTATACCTTCTGCAACTAATGTTCCTGTAACTGTTGGTAATGGTGGATCTGGAGCGCCTGCTAATGGAAATATTGCACCTTCAGGTGGTACATCAAGTTTTGGTAGTTACTGTTCAGCATCTGGTGGAGCTGGAGGTAGGTATGAAACAGGTAATTCACCAGGTCCAGGAGGTACAGGAGGTACTGGTTCTGGAGGAAATGTAAATATAAGAGGACAACATGGACCCATGGGAGGTGTTGGTGGAGCTAGTTTTTTTGGTGGAGGAGGACAATCTCATCCTAACCAAACAAATTCAACTGCTAACATAAATGGTCTCGTGGGTGGTGGTGGAGGAAATTGTCTAGCAAACTTAACCCAAGGTGCAGGTGGTACAGGTATTGTTATTGTAGAATTTTAATATCCATATGATATAATCAAAGGTAACTTCGGTTACCTTTTTTTATGGAGCAAAAATGGATACAGTACAACAGTTTAAAGATCAAGGTTATGTATACTTACCAGGATTTTTAGATACAGAGAATTGCAAAGAACTTACACAAGAACTAAACAAATATATAGAACGAGGTGAAACAACAAAAGATCCTCAATGTCCACTATCAGAAGCTGTGCATGGCACGCAAACATTTGACCAGCTCTTGCACGACTTACTACCACATTTTGAATATGCATGTGGTAAAAGATTATATCCTACCTACTCTTATGCTAGGCTATATAAACTTGGAGAAGAACTAAAGAAACATACTGACAGACCAGCATGTGAAATCTCAGCAACAGTAACACTAGGATTTGATGGTAACGTATGGTCTATCTATATGGCAGGTAATAAAGTAGATATGCAAGTCGGTGATGCTGTATTGTATCGTGGTATGGAGATAGAGCATTGGCGTGAAAAGTATACTGAAGGTCAATGGCAAGCTCAGGTATTTTTACATTATGTGGATGCTGATGGACCGCATGCAGATCAAAAGTATGATGGTAGAACATCATTAGGACTATCTAAAACAACAGGTCAAAGAGTATTAACAGACTGTGCTGTATTTGAGAATCATATCTCAGATGACTTTTGTAAAAATCTAATTAATACTTATTCTTCAAATAGTATTAATAAAGAAACTCCTCGTGTTGGTCCAGACAATGGTTATGTAGATAAAAGTATTCGTGATACAGAACGAGTTATACTTCCACAGAATGTAGGTATCGGTGCCACACTAACATCAACAGGATTAAATGCTAATAATTACTGGTGGCAGTATACAATTACTCATGCAAACCAAACTGAGTTTTTAATCTATAAACCTGACGGACATTACAATCCTCACGTGGATACATTTCATCAACACAGCAATGAAACAAGAAAGCTTACCGCATTAGCATTTCTGAATGATGACTTTGAAGGTGGTAAGTTCTTTTTAAATGCTACTGGAGCACCTTATTATCCACCACAGAAAAAAGGAACTGTATTAGTATTTCCTAGTTACATGGTACATGGTGTCGAACCTGTTACAAAAGGTGTAAGATATAGTTGTGTAACATGGTTAGTTGGACCATATTTTAAATAAGGATAGATAATGGATAATTTTATTGAAGTATACAAAGGTGTATTTAGTAATGAATACTGTGATAACTTAATACAATATTTTAAACATGCAGAAGAAAGTGGTCTAACAATTGATCGTCAAAATCATGACAACGCAGATAAACTAGTTAAAGAAGACTTAGCTACTTTTATGCCATCTTATCCAATGCACCATACTCAACAAGAATTGATGATTGAGTTTAATCATGTATTTTGGGATAAATGTTATAACTCATATGCAGAAAAATATAACATTTTAAATAGCCTTGACAAACATAATGCTTATACAATGAAATTACAAAAAACTCAACCAGGACAAGGTTATCATGTTTGGCATTGTGAATCTACAGGAAAAGGATCTAGTAATAGATTATTAACATGGACTGTATATCTTAATGATGAGTTTGAAGCAGGTGAAACAGAGTTTCTTTATCAACAATACAGATACAAACCAAGTAAGGGTGATGTGGTAATCTTTCCAGCAGCATATACACATACACATCGTGGCAATCCTCCAATCGGTGGTGATAAATACATCATAACTGGTTGGGTTGAATTTTAATCTAATCAGGTAATCATATGTTCGGAATAAGTGCTTTCTCACAAGCACCTTACTCCTCTTTGGGTGGAAAAACTCAATTAGGCGTTGGTGCAATTACGGCTAATGCTAATGTAACTGCATTACCAGTCCGTCTAAAAGTTACAAGTGCTTCTATATCATCTGATGCAACTATTGATGTAACCGTAACATTCTTAGCTAATGGTATTGCAAGTATTACAGCTAATGGATCAGCTACAGCTACACCAACACGATTAATATTTAGAACACCAAGCATTACAGCAACTGGTAACGCATCTGTTGACTACTTACGAATAAGAGAAAACACAGCAGATATTTATGGCTATGCTAACTTAACTACAGATGGTTTCTCTGAAGCAAGAGCATCAGGATCATTGTTCTCAGATGCTTCTGTTACAGCAAGTTTTGTTCGAGTTAGACTATCTAGTGGCAATATCGAAGGTACAGCAGTATTAACAGCATTAGGTGGTTTAGAAGCTAGTGGATCAGGTCGAGCTAGTGGATCAGCCATTGTTAGGTCTAACCCTAATGCAATATGGTCTGGTGAAGCTAATGCAGATGGCACAGCAATCATTACTGTTAACGCATACTATCCAGGTGAAGAATGGAGTGATGTAGCAGTAGGTTCAGATGTATGGACAACAATAAACCCAACAGCAGATACATGGCTTCGTAGAGGATAAGAATGACAACACAACGAGTTAAATTACAAGAGTGGTTACCAGATCAACCATCAACATCTGGTGCATTATTACAAGCTAACAATACTGTGCCATTACTAGATGGCTATGGTCCTTTTCCTAACGCTGTAGACTATTCTAACGATGCAGGTGCTAATCTTAATAATGTTTATGCAAGTAAGTTTGATCGTGTTATTGAACTGTTTGCAGGTAGTAATGGTGCATTATATAAATACAATGTAGGAACACAAAACTTAGATGATGTATCTAAGTCAGGTGGATACAATGGATCAGGTCGTTGGAGATTTGCACAGTTTGGTCAAAGACTATTAGCTGTAGACAATAACGACAAGATACAAGAGTGGACTGCTGATACTTCTACAAACTTTGCAGATGTAAGTGCAGATGCTCCTGTAGCTAAATTTATCACAGTTGTTAGAGACTTTGTAGTTGTTGCAGATGTGGGTGGTGTAACTAACAAAGTACAATGGTCTGATATTAACGATGAAACAAACTGGACTCCAGGATCAACAAGCCAGTCTGACTATCAGATAGTCGCAGATGGGGGAGATATTACTCATATCACCGGCGGAGAGTTTGGTCTTGTATTCTTAGAAAGATCTATTGTTAGAATGAGTTATATTGGCTCACCATTATTCTTCCAGTTCGATACAATTTCAAGAGGTTTAGGATGTACCGTTGCAGGTTCTGTAGCACAATACGGAACTGTATCTTACTTCTTATCAGATGATGGATTCTACTCATGTGATGGCACAAGTGTAAAAGGTATTGGTGCTGAAAAGATAGATAAATACTTTTTCTCTCATGTAGACTTTGGAACAATTGACTCTATGTCTGCTGCAGTTGATCCAGTTAAAAACCTAATTGTTTGGAACTACCCTAAAACATCTGGTGGTCGTGGACTGATTATGTATAACTTCCAAAATGGAAGATGGGCTACTGCTGACACTACATCAGACTATATCTCATCAGTAACAACTGCTGGTGTAACACTAGAAGACCTGGACGGATTTGGTTTATTAGACGATCTCGATACATCACTAGACTCAAGATTATGGACTGGTGGAAAACTATTATTTGCAGGAACTGAAGGTCAAAAGATAGTGACATTTACAGGCTCTAATTCTACTGCTGAATTTATTACAGGTGATCTAGAGTTTGGCTATAACTCTCTAGTAAACTTAGCTAGACCTATTATAGAAAATGGTTCATCTCAAGTAGCTTTAGCATCTCGTAAAAACTTAGACGATACTATTACATATGGACCATTCTATACTGCGAACTCAGATGGTCGTATTGGTATTAGAAACAATGGTAGATGGCATCGTATTAAGATGAGACCGTCTGGCAGTTGGTTACACGCTATGGCTATTGATATTGATGTTATACCAAGAGGTAATAGATAATGTCAAGAGATATGTATCGTAAGCTACCTTTTCAAGGTGGTGATCCTAGACAAGTTGCTGAGATTGTAAATAACTTAGTAGAAGGAAAGTCTAACAACACAGGTCATATTGAATTAAATACAGGCTGGGCTACTGAAACAATATTATATGATGAGCGTATTGGTTTTAACTCTATTATCTTGTTAGAACCAGTTAATGATGCTGCTGAGACTTCTGTATTGCCTTATGGTGAGATTAATTCTACTACAGGACAGACTGCACCTTCAACAGGGGCAACTGCTGTTGTAGAGTTTGATAACATCACTCAAAACAATGGTATCTATCAAGACGGTACTAACGCATCAAGAATATATGTAAGAGATGCAGGTATTTACAATGTTGCATACTCATTACAGTTAATTAATACAACTAATGATGGTCAATATGCAGATGTATGGTTTCGCATCAACGGAACTGATGTGGCAGACTCTGCAAGTCGGTTTGGGTTACCTGCTCGTAAGTCTAGTGGTGACCCTTCCGAGCTTATTGGTGCAATGAATATATTTCTTGATCTAGAAGCTGATGACTATATCGAAGTAGCAGGTGGTGTATCAGATGTAGGAGTAGAGTTATGGTATTCTGCGGCACAAACAACACCATTTGTAAGACCTGCAATACCTTCTGTGATCTTAACGCTAGATATGATTTCTGGTGGTAGTTACGGAAATGTATACATCTCTGATCAGCAAAAAGGTCAGGCAACAATAACACATTTGGCTAATAATACAGCCAATAAAGAATATGGATATGTTATAATAGGGTAGTATATTTTACAAGGTTTTTACTATGGAAACCAATCTTTTTGTAGTCCCTACAACGCATATTCATCA